TTTAAAAGATGCATTTTATGCAACTAAACCTTGTGTGGAAGATGGTGGTATTACCACAGGACAGATGGTCCTCTTCGGTACAGGTGGAGATATGGAGGGTGGAACAATAGATTTTGAATCCATGTTTTACAACCCTGAAGCTTACAACCTCTATGCGTTTGACAACGTGTATGATGAAGGAGCTACTGGAAGTACATGTGGATTCTTCTTCCCTTCTTTTAAAAATAAGATTGGATTCATGGATAAGAATGGGAATTCTTTAATCACAGAAGCCAAAAAAGCAGAACAAGCCCATAGGGATAACCTGAAGTCTAACGCTAAAGATGTAGGTACTTATGATAAGCATGTTACAGAATATCCGTGGAATCCTAAGGAGGCATTCCTACAGACGAGTTCTAATATGTTTCCAACTGTTACACTCGCAGAGCACCGTAATGAAATCATGCGTACAGGACTTGATAAGCGATTAGCGGTTCATGGGAGATTGTATGAGAATAAGAATGGTATTGTAAAGTTTAGACTGGATGATTCTGCTAGACCGCTATTAAAGTTTCCACATCAAAAGGGGGATTGGTTAGAGGGATGTGTGACTGTTTATCAGTCTCCATACGCAGGTAATAGTGGGTATACTCCTGATGATATGTACATTATTGTCCATGACCCCTACGCGCACGAGGGCGGACAATCCTTAGGTGCGGCTTATGTGATTAAGCGTATAAACAAGTTCTCTAAACCTGATGATATGATTGTGGCTTCTTATGTTGGAAGACCCGATTCTCAAGATGAGTACAACGAGAATTTATTTATGCTCGCAGAGTATTACAATGCTAAAATAGGATTTGAAAATGACCGTGGTGAAGTGATTCCTTATGCGAAACGTAAGAAGAAAATGCACCTTCTTTTACATGAAGCAGAGATTTTCAATAAGAAGGAAAACATTAACATTAAGGCACTTGGAAGAGGATACGGAACTTCTATGGGGTCTGTTCAAAGGAAGGACCAAGCGGAGATTTATCTTCGTGATTGGTTAAAAACCTCCAGAGGTATGACAGAATCTGGAGATAAAAGATTAAATTTGCATTATATAAATGATATTGCTCTATTAAATGAGCTTATTAAATACAACAGAAAAGGTAACTTCGATAGGGTATCTGCCCTACTAGTCGGAATGTTATGTCTCATAGACCTCCATGACCGTGAGGTAGAAGAAGCACAAGTTAATACAGAATCTGAGAATTTTTTTGATAGAGAATTCTTCTAATTTAACCTATTAACTTATGAGTTCTACTATAATACCGAGACAAAAAATATCATACGCCAATAAGAAGAAGAAAGATTTTCAATGGGGTAAAGATACTATAAAAGCCTACATTGAACGTGCAGACCTTAACTCAAAACGTAAACAAGAATTCTACACTTTATACGATTTTTATAATGGTAAGCTGAATACAGCACATTATGATTATGTATCTGACCCTTATAAATCTTCAAAGGGCTCAGGAACTAAAAGAAAGTTCCCTGCTAAAATCAGATCATACAATATTATAAAACCTATCATTGACCTGTTATTAGGAGAACGTGCTGCGAGACCTTTTAACTACCAGGTTGTTGTACGTAACTCAGACGTTAAAAATAAATTTGAAGAATACCGCACCGAACAATATAGAAGTTATTTAGAACAGTCTTTTGTAAATAAAATAAACGAGCAAGGCGCTGAAACAGGTGTACCTTCTCAAGAACTTCCAAATGAAAAAGAGTTTGCGAAACAAGTAGAAGTAAGTTACAGAGACAAACGTGCTATTATGGGACAACAAGCTATGGACTACATTGTAGACCGTGTGGAGTTGACTGATAAATTACAAACTGGATTTTTTGATTGGTTAGTTACAGGAGAAGTATACAGTTATAGAGGAACGTTATTTAATGAGGTAGAATATGAGATTGTATCTCCTACCGATTTCTTTCAGGAAAAATCTCCGAATACTAAGTTTACAGAAGACGGCGATATGGCTGGACAACGTAGACTTATGAGTGTAAATGATGTGGTGGATATGTTTCATGATGTACTTACAGCGGATGAGATAGACCAATTGGAACGTCCTGAATCTAAAGAACGTGAAGGGTTTAGTATTCCGTTCTTACTACAGAATGGGAATCAAGGAGACAACGAATCGCTATCAGATAGGCTTGTAGAAGTATTTCATCTAAATTGGAAATCCTTTACACGGGTTGGATATATTGAAGAACCTGACGAGTTTGGTATTATGCAGACTATTGAAGTTGGAGAAGGCTATAAAGCATTACCTGACGAGACTGTAGAATGGCTATGGATTTCTGAAGGTTGGGAAGGCTATCGTATAGACGGTACTATTTTTAAACATATACGCCCAATAGAAGCGCAACGTAATGAGTTAACCAATAAATCTACCTGTAAACTTTCATACAATGGAGTTGCATATTCGGATAGAAATTCTGAGAATATTTCAGTAGTTTCAATGGGTATTCCCTACCAAATTTTATTTAATGTGTTTCATTATAGATTAGAATTATCTATTGCAAAAAACAAAGATAAAATTGCTCTAATGGAGATGAATATGATTCCTAAAAAGCATGGATGGGATGAAGAGAAGTTTATGTATATGGCAGATGCCTTAGGGTTTGCTTTTATAGATTCTTCTGCAGTTGGACAGAACAAAGAGCGTTTAAGTTTCAATCAGTTTCAAGTACTTGACATGAGTCTTGGACAGTATATATCTGCACAGTTTGAATTACTCCAAGCTATTAAAGGAGAATGGGAAGAACTCTTAGGAGTAACCAGACAACGTAAAGGAAATATTATGGCTTCAGATGGAGCGAGTAATACGAATATGGCAGTCGGGCAATCCAATGTAATTACTTCAGAGATATTTAGAAAGTTTTCAAAGTTTGAAGAGCGTGATATGCAGGGCTTACTTGATGTATCCAAAACAGCTTGGAAAGATGGAAAACATGCCTCTTATATTACCAATGATTTTAGAGAGTCTATTCTTTCTATTGGTCCAGATGATATACAGGAAGCAGATCTTGGATTATTTATTAAGAATTCAAACGCTGAAGACGAGAAGCTTAAAACACTTAAAGCTTTTGCAATGCAATTTGCACAGAACGGAAATAACCCTTCTACTGTATCTGAGATATTAGACAGTAGTAATTTCGCAGGGATTAAGGAAAAGGTAAAAGAAGCTGAAGCACAGAAACAAGCTTACGAAGAAAAGATGCAAAAGATGCAAGGCGACCAAGCACAACAGCTAGAAGCTATGAAGCAACAAGCTGAAGAAGGTGCTAGAGCGTTTGAAGCTCAAACACAAGATAAAGATATTGCCTCTAAAGAGAAAATGCATACTGAAAAAATGGATGTAGAATGGGCTAAACTTGACCAGGAAGAACCTATGCAAGATGACTCTATAGAATACGCAAAATTAGGTCAAAAAGATAAAGAGCTTGAAATGAAAGAACGCATAGAAAATAAGAAAATAGCAGCTAGTAAACAAAGTAAGCAAAATTAAATTTTGCAAAAAGCATATATAAGTAACGGTTTTACTAGGATAAATATAAAAATATGATATATAATTTTGTTTAATTAATTTTGTAAATATATGGATAACACAAGTACAGGATTTGATTTTAGCGATGTGTCGCTTGGGGACATTTTAAACCAGAGTGCCCAGGACGATATGCAAGACGCAAATGACGATTCTCAAGATGCAACAAACGCATCTACAGACAACGGAGATTCATCCGACGCACAAAATGATGACTCATCTGCCAATCAAGATGATGACAACTCCCAAGACGCTACTAGTCAAGATGATGTATCTGATAATACTGATGCAACTCAAGACAGCGAAGACACTACAGAAGATGTAGTTGATGATGCTGACACCGAACCCACTGTAATTGATGAACTTAATGAAGTTCTAGGTTATGAGATTGAAGGAGACTTTGAGGACAATGTAACAGGTATTGCAGATTTTACACGTAAAGCAGGAGAACAAATTGGAGAACAGTATGTATCCAGAGTGTTTGAACAGTTTCCAGATGTACAACAATATCTTAAGTACAGAGCTGAAGGAGGTGATGCTAACAGATACTTTGAAACAGTTAGTAAAGCACAGGACTACAAATCAATTACTGAAGATGCGCTAAAAGAAGACATCGGTATTCAAAAAAGATTGGTTGGAGAACTCTATTCTAAAATGGGGTATACAGATGATGATATTAAAGACACTATCAAGGATTTAGAAGATAGCGAACTTTTATTAAAGCAGTCCAACATTGCTAAGTCTAAACTAGATGCAATGGCTGAACATGACCGTACTGTAGAACTTGAACGTCAAGAAATTCAAGCCAAAGAAGTAGAACAGCAAAATGTAGAAACTTGGAAACAAATAGGTTCTACTATTAAACAAGGAAACTTAAAGGGACTAGTTGTTCCTGATAAAGATAAACAGGCGTTCTATGATTGGATGTCTAAACCTATTGATTCTAAAGGTACTACTCAACGAGCAGCCGCTATGGAAAAGATAGATACAGAAAGTACATTAGCTCTAGAGTATTTATACTTTAAGAACTTTGATTTAGGAAAGATTGCAAGAACAGTTCAAGCCTCGGCTAAGAACACAGCTTTACGAGACAGACTTCGTAGCGGTTCAGGAAGTGGAACTTCGGCATCGAACTTAAACAAAGGACCTAAAGGAGGAAATTCAAGAGCGCAGAAATTACCAGAGTTAAAAGAAATACTATAAACCGTATTCGACAGTACATTTAAGTTATTACAGCACCAGGTAAATAAATTTTTTAATAACCCTTTAAATATTTACAATGGCTGATAACAATAAAAAACTTCGTTTGTACGAAGATATTTGGAATGCCAAGGGAATGACTGATGAGAATTCATTGTCAAATGCCCTTTTAACTCAACCGGACGTACTGTCGCCGGTAATTACACACTTAGCAGGTAAAGAGGACAAGCGTTTTCCTTTATCTTTCTTAACTGAAGGTATGGGTAACGTTAGGTACATTAATGATACCGAGTACGATTATCCTGTTATGGGTCGAATCAACAAAGCTGTTACTGCAACTAAATTAGTTTCAGGTACTGGTGAGAACTACACTCGTTTTGTAGTGA